TAATCCATTCTGACCAAGAAATACCGAATGGTCATTCAACCGCTGCAACCAAAAGCCTTGGAATTGAAGCCCGAAGGTCAACGCGGCTGGCGATGGCTGCAAATCCATGCGGAACCGGCTTTGCAGCTTCAACTTGACGATATCGTGGTTTTGAATGACGGGGACCGTTACCGGGTAATGGCTGTTCGGCATTACGAACAGTATGGTTACATGGAATATGAACTTGTTCGCGGGTACGAATACGAATGATTACGGCGCAGATTATATGCAATATCATCCAAAACTATTTGGATTTATCTGAGGAACAGATTTGGATTTACAATCAGCGTCGGAAGATTCCGCCGACTGAGGGGCTTTTTGTTGTTGTCGGGCTTATGTCTACAGTACCATACGGCAACAACGTGAAATTTTTGGTTGGTTCCGGGTCCGGCCTGGAACAAGAAATTTCACAAATGATGCAAGAAACGCTGACGATCAATATGTTCAGCTATGATTTATCTGCCCTTGAACGGATGCCCGAATGTATTGGATCATTCCAAACGGTGTATTCTGAACAAATGCAGGAAAAATACGCCATGCAAATCGGGGTTGTCCCGACCAACGTATCAGATACCAGTTTTGTTGAGGCATCGGCGATTTTGTACCGGCAAACCATAACATTGCGGGTACTTCGGGCTTACAGTAAAATTTCACAAGCGCAATATTTCGACGAATTCAAAACTGACATTTACGATAGTTCAGGAAAGGTCAACTAAATGTCGATTATCAATATCAGTAACGTCATCAACGTCAGCGTGATGGCATCGCCTGCCGGTTTGCTGCCGTATTCGGTGAACAACATTGTCTGTTTCACAAAAGACGTTCCGGTTGTCATGCTGGCCGACGATTACGCCGCATACTCTTCCGCGCGCGATGTTGCTGCGCAATGGGGAACTGATAGCAATGTTTACCGGGCAGCGGTTTCCGTGTTTTCCCAGTCGCCGAATATCATCACTGGCGGTGGATTGTTCATTGTTGTTCCGATGGAATCCCCTTCGGAAACTTTGGCACAAGCAATGACGCGCGCAATTGGGCTTGTTTATTACGGCGGGTGCGCAACGACGTTTGCTGTGTCGGATGTTGATATCCTTGCTGCTGGCGTTGTGGCCGAAGCGGAAAGAAAAATGCTTTTTGTCACCGCCGACCTTGAAGCTGCCCTGCAAGGTCCCAACGGGCTGTTTTATAAGGTTCATGATCAAGGCTTGAATCATGTACGATGCCTGTATTACGGCGTTTCAGGTTTGCTTGCGCAAAATGCCTTCAAATGGGCATATATGGGCCGCGCAATGTCGGTAAATTTCTCCGCAACTAATACAACCATGACCATGAATTTGAAACAGCTTGTGGGCGTTTCGGTTGATGGAACTTTGACGCAAACCATTTTGAACGAAGCCAAGGCGGTTGGGGCCGATGTTTATGCAAACATCGCAGGTCGCCCGTCGGTTCTTTCCAATGGTGCAAACAAGTTTTTTGATGACGTTTACAATCTCGATTGGTTTGTCGGCGCGCTGCAAGTTGGCGGTTTTAATTATCTTGCGCGTACTGCGAGCAAGGTTCCGCAAACTGAACCGGGCATGGACGGCCTCAAGGGTGCGTACCGCAATGTTTGCCAACAGGCAGTATCGAACGCATTCGTTGCGCCTGGGGCTTGGACAAGCCCGGACACGTTTGGAAGCCCGCAGGATTTCCTGCGCAACATCGCTGATTTCGGGTACTTCATTCATTCGCAACCCGTAGCGTTGCAACCGGCGGTTGACCGCGAAGAACGCAAGGCCCCGGTTTGTCAAATCGCTATCAAGTATGCGGGCGCAATCCATTCGTCCGACGTACTTGTTTACATCAATCAATAAAGGGCTGAAACATGGCAGTTTATAGGCTGACAGGAACAGATACGATCAAAGTCAACGAACGACTTTTGACCGATTTTCCAAACGGGGACATTGCCAAGGTTTCCTTTTCGACCGACCTTGTGACGGTCAAAACCGGAAAAAACGGCAACGCAATTTATGCGTCGAACGAATCCGGTAATCAGGCAACCTTGGAACTCAAGGTACTGCGCGGATCGGACGATGATAAATTCCTGAATAGTTTGCTGTTGAGTTATAAAAATTCACCGGCTACCTTTGCATTGATGACCGCCGAACTGATCAAGCGCATGGGCGACGGTGCCGGAAACGTCATCAACGATACATACATTTTGGCTGGCGGAGCGTTCACGAAGCTGGTCGAAGGTATGTCGAACGTCGAAGGTAACACCGATCAGGCAATTTCGACGTACACGATGCAATTTGCGACTGCGCCGCGCGCCATCGCATAACGGGGTTTTGTGGAAAAGTTCAGTTTACCATCCGGTGCAAAGTTTGAGGTACAGCCCTTGTCATACGAACAGGCATGGGCTGTAACTCAAACTATCATCAAAGAAATTGAAAAAACCGAAGTTGATATTAAAAACATTGACTTGAAAAACATTCTTGCAACCGATGTTTTGGTTTTCAAGGGTCCGATTTGTTCGATTCTTGGAAGCCAGGCGGTCATTGAGGCCGCAAAAGCCTGTTTCAAAAAATGCAGGTATAACGATTCGGTCATTGATTCGATGACGTTTGAAAAGAAAGACGCACGCGGCGATTTTCTGCCCGCCTGCTGGTATGCGCTGAAAGAAAATGTCTCCCCTTTTTTCGCAAGTCTCAATTCGTTTTTGAGACTGACATAACCGACGAAACAAAAGACTGCCCGCAGGTCCAAATAATGATGGACCGGCACCGATTTGTTATCATGGAACTCGCAGCGAACGGATACGGGTCGCCGGAAGTTCTAATGAATGAACGGGCTGATTTGATCATGGACGCATACGATTATATGCGCTTCAAATCAAAATATGAATATCTGACAGTCATGATGAGGCGGGAGAAATGCAACTAGGGTCATTATTTTTTAGCGTCGGTTTCAAATCGACCGGGACCGAAGCCGCAAGGCAAATGACCGCCGTTTCCAGTCAACTTGCGGATACGTCCGACCGCGTTGTTGAAATCATGGAACAGCTTGCCGACACGTTGCAGAAAATCGCCATCAAAATTGGCGCAGTGACCGTTGAAGAAATCAAACAGCTTGAAGCGCAGCGCGCCCTTACCAAGCAAACCGAACAGCAATCGGACGGGTTTGATAAACTTGGCGATGCAACTGAACGCTCGCATGGCCTGTACCGGGTCATGTTTGATAAGTTGAAAGATAGCGTTGGAACGCTCAATGCGGTGCGCTTGCAAATCTTGGGCGTTGCCGCTGGCATGACGTATATGGCGGAAAGGTCGGCGCAGTTAGGCGCAAATCTTTTACGTTTCACGCAATTAACCGGACTATCTGCGCAGCGACTTCAAGGGCTGCAACAACAGGCTGAAAGCGCGGGCATTTCTGCCGACGATGTAACGGAAGCCATCAAAACCTTGCAGCGCACTAGCGTTAGCATTTCGCTAGGCGAAGGGGACGGCAAGGCATTTCAGTTGCTTGGTTTGGCCCCTGGTCAGGACCCGTTTGCCATGTTGCAGCAACTTCAACATGCGGCGAAAACCTTGCCCCCGTCGATGTTTACCAAGCTGGCCGAAGATGCCGGGTTGTCCGAAAACGTCATCGGCATGCTTCATGACATGAAGAATTTGCCGCCGCCGGATAAAAACCTGATTTTCAGTGATGAGGAAATCAAAAACCTAAAGGCTTTTGATATCTTTTTTAATACATCGGTAAACAAATTTGAAATTGCCATGAAAAAGCTGGGCGCATCGGTGTCGCCGTTTGTCACTCCGCTTTTAACTGGCCTTGACCGCTGGGCATGGGCGATTTCTCGAATCAGTAACTTGATCACGAATGCGTCAACTGGAATGAAAGCATTTGCGGTGATTATGTCATCGGTTGCGGCTGCCGTCTTTGCGGCGTTCTTCCCGCTGACTGCCCTATTCACGGGGCTGATTCTTTTGGTTGACGATTTCCTTGCGTACATGCGCGGGGATGAAAGTTATATCGGGGATTTCCTCAAGCTGTTTTCACGTTTCATTGAATCAATCGGGGCGCAATTTGCGAAGCTGAAAGAGGATTTCAAAGGCTTTGCATTGTTTGATGTTCTGAAAGATATCGTGAAACTAATGACCATGATCAATCCGGCGTTGCTGGGCGCAAACTTGGCATACTCCGCCATTACAGGTCCGACTGCGGCCCCAGGCGCAGCGGGCAACACGGTACAAAACAACAATGTGCAAATTCAGGTCGATGGCAGCAAGTCGCCGACTGACACAGCCAACGAAATCAAACGTCATTTACAAAAGCAAAACGCAAACGGGTTCTTTCAGCAATCC